ATATGAAACAGGAATGAATCCTTACAGTGGTATTTTAGAATTGTTAGAAGCAAAAGGCATTGTAGAAAAAGTTGGTAACAAACTGTCGTATGTTTCACCTGTAACAGGCGAAGAAATTAAAGAGTTCAGAAAAGGCTGGAGTGGAGAAAAACTTCAGGTAATTATAGACGAATGGGGACAAAATCCTAAAGCAGTTCCAGAAGATATCGATGATGATTTTGATGAGAACGAGTTGGATGACCCTTCAGTATATGAGGAGAATGTCGAATGACTGTAGATTTAACTTTAATAATCGAAACTTGGGAATGTGTTAAGCCTTCTGTAAACGTTAAGGAACGTGACGAGGTTTGTGCAAATTTAGTAAGAGTTTTTGATGACCAGGGTATGGTTGACTATGACGAAGTAAGCATAAATGACTGTGATAAGCATTTACGCCAAGCAATTGAAGAATACTTTGAAGTGGAAGATCATGAGGAAGAAGAAGAGGACTGGGATTAGTAATGGCAGGCTGGTATAACAAAGTAGCAGACAATCTTAGCAACATAGTAGATGCAATAGAATACTTTGATGCTGAACTAGAAGATGCAAAAAAGGAATGTTATATCAAAGGTAATGTGGAACGCAATAGTGCCGCATTACCTGGAGTTACTGAACACAGGTTCAATCAACTACAAGAAATTGAAGCAATATTAGAACACATTAATATTCAATTAAGAAAAACTCGCAGTAGAGTTTTTAGAAACTTTTTAGAAAGTTACAACAGAACATTAACCTCAAGAGATGCAGACAAGTATGTCGACGGCGACGATGATGTAATTAATCTTACACAACTTGCGAATCAATTCAGTTTGTTAAGAAACAAGTATCTCGGTATAATGAAAGGATTAGACACCAAGCAATGGCAGATAGGACACATAGTGAAATTGAGGACAGCAGGTATGGAAGATATATCAATTTAGATATATTAGATGACTTACTTGAATCAATACACGAACTCAAAGACAAAGAAAAATTTGTACTATCACTCGACGAATCTGTTGAGCCTACTATTGAAGATATACTAAAATCATATCTTAAATGGCACCAAATCAAAGTAATACCTAATGCAAAAGGCAAAACTGTCTTTGCTACATTACATCAATCGCCAAGCAGATTAGTACTAGAATCAGAAGTAAATGTATCGTTTTCATATTTTTATGATAACCTAGAAAAGGACATTGATGTATCTGATATAAGAAAAAATATACTTTCATTAACAGGATTTTTTGATATGACATTTCAGTCTACCAATAATGGCAATGACATATTTACATCAATAATGACTGTAAGAGAATACTTTAGACACAATATGTTAGCACATAGAGACTGTGTAATAACTGTTAATAATGCAGATATGAATACAATAAATGCATTATCAAATACTAATTCCACAGGACTTGCTGTAGGATTTAAAGATAATAAGATTGATATCGAAACTCTTAAAACACATTGCGAGGAATCAGCAGAATTTATATCGTGTATTATATTACCAGACGATACAGAGAATGTTAAGGAAGTATGCGACATAGTTAAAAGTCATAGTATTTTTGTAATTAAGATTGCATCGTATGAAGATTTTTTACGTGGCAAAGACTTATTTGATAATGGGGTTGATATCATTGCTTTTGGTCCTGTAGCAACTACTGAAAAGTTACATTATTACTTGCCATTTCACAGGCAAGATAATACAGGATATTCTTTAGGATTTGGTACAGTTTCGCAATCCGGTTACAACAGAAGAAGCATAGAAATTTGTAAAAGTATTTTATAAAATGTATAATTTTATTAATTTAAATGGAACAAGACTAAGCAGGTTACAAAAAATTAATAGTGACGTTAATATTGTTGCACCTACAAATATAGAACATTTTAAAGAATTAATAAACAATGGTTATAAAGTATTAATAGATGCATTCAAAGAAAATTCTTTAAATGAAAATGAATATGTCGACTATATAGAAGAACACAAGATTCCTGTATTGATCGATGCTTTATATGAAGCAAATGTTATGAAATTTCATAATGTAAATATTAACACAGAGAAAACATTGCTAATTTCCAATTTAGATTTAGAGTTTCATGGAGATTTAGATAATGCAATATTATTTCCTTACTTTCTAGTGCAATCTTATTTGTTTTGGTCCGGCAAAGATATCCTGAGCAAAGATTCTACATTCAGTCCTTTAAGTATAGATGATCATTTAAATGCAAATAAAAAATCTTGTTTATGCCTAAACGGCGTAAGTAGGCCAAGCAGACGATTTGTATACGATTACTTTAGAGATAATGACTTAATAAAAGATGCTGTATTTTCATTTCATAATAGAGGTACTGAATTACCATGGGAGGCAGAATATCCAAAAATTATGCTGTCTACAGATGTTAATGTAAAAAATGACGGCGTAACTTGGGATAACACATTTGACAATGATTGGTTTAAAGATACGTTCTTTAATTTAGTTACAGAAAGTGCTGGACACAATGAAGCCAATAGAACAAGCCAAGCATTTTTTAAAAATCATAATTGCTTCTTTCCTACAGAAAAAGTATTCAAACCTATTTTTAATGCTCACCCTTTTATATGCATTGCAACACAACACTTTCATAAAAATTTAAAAAAGTACTTTGGTTTTGAGTTATACGATGAAATTTGGGATTACAGTTTTGATAGCGAATCAAGTGAATTAAAAAGATGGCAAATGGTATGCGAACAAGCAAAAGACAAAATAGAAAATGGAATAGATTACAATTTAATTAAAGACAAATTAATACACAATCAATCTATATTTTTAAATGAGTCAATGCATGAAAAATATGTAAATGATTTTTTAATAGAGATTGACAAAACACATATATAATGTATAATAAACTTTATGGCTAGACAAACAAGATTAGAAATAAGAGACGAAGTAAACATTAAGTTTCATGACTTAGATGTAGCCACACGCAGAAAACTATCTGACACTTGCAAATACTTCTTGCCATATGCATATCACATGCCGGCATACAAATTAGGTCGTTGGGACGGCTATGTGAGATTTTGTGATGTTGGTGGCAGAAGTTATTTGAATCTATTAGACCAACTTATTCCTGTAGTAACTGAATTAGGTTACGAAGTTGTACTTGATGATAAAAGAGAAAAATGGGATTTTGGCTTTGATGAAGTAAAGCAAGATACATATGAAGAATTTAGTTGGCCTAAGAAACACCCTGCAGAAGGATTACCAATTATACTTAGAGATTATCAAGTAGAAATAATTAACAAGTTTTTAGCCAACCCACAATGTATACAAGAGATTGCCACAGGTGCTGGTAAAACACTAGTAACAGCCGCACTAAGTCATCAATGCGAGAAGTATGGTAGAACAATAGTGATAGTGCCTAATAAGGACCTTGTAACGCAAACAGAAGCGGACTACAAGCATTTAGGACTTGATGTTGGTGTTTTCTACGGGGACAGAAAAGAATACAATAAAACGCACACAATTTGCACTTGGCAAAGTTTAGAAATATTACACAAAAAGTCTAAAGCCAAAGAAGCAGTAGATTTTGATATAGGTGAATTCATTGACGGTGTTGTGTGTATTATGATTGACGAAGTACACAAAGCAAAAGCAGATGTACTAAAACAATTACTTAGTAGTGTGTTTTCTAATGTGCCAATTCGTTGGGGATTAACAGGAACAATACCCAAAGACCAGCATGAAGCAGTTGCAATGACAAGCACTATTGGTCCTGTAATTGGACAGTTAAGTGCAAAAGAATTGCAGGACAAAGGTGTACTATCTAACTTGGAAGTAAATGTTTTACAGTTAGCAGATACGCATGTAGGCTTTAGTAACTATGCACAAGAACTAAAATGGATAACAACCAATCCTGAAAGAATAGAATTTATAAGTCAACTAATAAACGGCATGACAGACAATGGAAATACATTAATTTTAGTAGACAGAATAAAAACAGGCGAGTTGTTAATAGAACAAAACCCAGACTGGGTCTTTGTAAGCGGTGGCATGAAGCAGTCAGAAAGAAAAGAAAACTATGACGAAGTCAGTGAAGCAGAAGGCAAAGTAATTGTTGCAACTTATGGTGTTGCGGCAGTTGGTATTAACATACCAAGGATATTTAATTTAGTACTTATTGAGCCTGGTAAAAGTTTTGTTAGAGTTATACAAAGTATTGGTAGGGGTATAAGAAAAGCCAAAGACAAAGACTTTGTGAATGTGTTTGATATTACTAGCACACTAAAATACAGTAAAAAACATTTAACAGAAAGAAAGAAATTTTATAGAGAAGCAGAGTATCCGTTCAAGGTTACAAAGATAGAATATATTTAAATATAGATTGACTTTTAAATTAAAGGTGCTATAATTATGTTTACGGAGAAGATATGAATATACTAACAATTGAAAACAATGTCTATGATTTAGATAGTGTGCCTGATCAAGTAAACGATCTCAGGTACTGCATATTAGACGTTAGCGACCCAGAATTTTATGACTACTATTGGCTAGAATTAATTTTTCTAGAAAGTTTTTATTCACCAGCAGTTGTTCTAAACATTGGCGGGCATGAAGTAAAAATGCCAATGGATTGGAGCATAGCAATTTGCGATGACGACTATCATACAGAAATAGAAATTGTTCCACTTACAAGTTTAAACAACAGAGGTTTTAAAACGCCTGTGTTTAATCCAATGAATAATAAGATTCCAGAAATAGAAGAAGTATTCATTACAAATTATTATCAAGACATCAAATGGTTTTTTCCAAAGTTAAAGCCAGGGCATTTATTAGTAACTCCTATAGAACAAAAGGCAGTTCCTAAAAGTGTATTATTTGTTAAAGAAGCAAACAAGATACCAGATGTTGTTGATTTAGCAGATGTTTTTTAAGGAGATATAATGGCAAAAAGAAGATTTAGAATAGATAGCGGATACTACGGAGGCGAAACAGTTATTGGAGAAGTTACCAATGAATTTGTAACAAAAACAATAGGCTTGGATGAAGGTGAACTTGTTGACACAGTTTTATCATTCGATGACTGGGGCGGTGACGAAGAACTTGACGAAAATGCAGAACACGATGATCCTGAGCAAGTTCCTGCACCAAGAGAAGATTACTATATGTGGGAATGCGATGACATTGAACATATTAATAGTGCATACGGTGATTCAGAATTAGCAGTATTTGAAGTACCGGCAGACGGCGAAGACGACTATGCCTACGATAACGAATTAGGTAGTTTTAGTCCTATTCATATGTATGGAAGAGAAGGTGGATACTTTGGTAGTGAAGAGCCTGAACTTGTAAATGAAGAAGATGACGAAGGTAATTATTATGTACCAGTGTTAGCATTTCACAGTTGTGAGAAAGGAACTTTTGCCAGTTACTTTGTAGAAACAGACGGCGACGACTTTGATCAATACAAATTAGGTATGGGCATTGTGGAAACTAATGTAGGCGAATTCATTGATAGAGTGTACTATGACAAGGTAGAACTTGACGCAGAATATGATCAAAATGATACTACCGGTAAAAGTTATCACGCAGAAGTTGGTTGGTTAAATAAGAAGTGGCACGACTCAGAAGACAAGTACAATGAACTAGACAAAGAGTACTTGCAAGATTTCGACGATAACGCCGAATGGGAACGTGAACAAAACGAGGAATAATGAGAGTATTAATTTTTGGTTTGCCAGGCAGTGGTAAAACATATCTAGCAGAACGACTAGTTGAATATTTAGGTGATAAAGTTGCCTGGTTCAACGCAGATAAAGTTAGAGAAGAAGCAAACGATTGGGACTTTTCTGAAGAAGGTAGATTAAGGCAAAATCAACGAATGATTGATTTATGTATAAATGCTGAATTAGAAGGCAAAATTGCTATAGCAGATTTTGTAGCACCATTTGAAAGTGCAAGAAATAAATTCTTTGCTGACTATGAAATATTTGTAGACACAATAGAAGCAGGTAGATTTGAAGATACTAATAAAGTGTTTGAAAGACCTGTAGCAACAGATTACAACGTACAAGAACAACGTGGTGATGTAGATGCTAAAATAATTGCTTACGAAATTGGACAGAGATTTATATGGGATAACCAAGCACCCACTACACAAATGCTTGGAAGATTTCAACCTTGGCACCCAGGACACCAAGCACTATTTGATAGAGCATTGGCTAAACACAATCAAGTGTTTTTGATGGTTAGAGATATGCCAACTGATGAAAAGAATCCTTTTCCAGCACATGAAGTTATAGAAAACTTACAACAGAGTTTGTGTAATTTTGCTGGCAAGGTAAAAATAGAGGTTGTACCTAACCTCTTAAACATAACGTACGGTAGAGATGTTGGTTATAAAATTGAACAAGAAGTTTTTGACGATGCTATACACGATATCAGTGCTACTAAAATACGTGAACAAATGAGAGAAGAAGGAAAATTATAATGGCAGACGACCACGGTATGGCAACAGCATATCACTTAATGAGAAAAATTACGCAATGGCACCATGATAGAAATCTTATTGATGGTGCAACAGACAAAGATCAATTAGCAAAACTCATACAAGAAATGGGCGAACTAAGTGACAATATTTGTAAAGGCAAAGACGTTGCTGATGACATAGGTGATATGATTGTTGTATTAATTAATATAGCAGAAAGGAACGGCCTTACTATAGAGGACTGTTTAGAACAAGCATGGAATGATATCAAAGACCGTAAAGGTAAAATGGTAGATGGTATCTTCGTTAAAGAAGGAGATTTATGAGTTACGAATTTACAAGCGAAAGTGTCAGCATAGGACACCCAGACAAAATAGCAGACTTAATATCAGATGCTGTAGCAACATATTTAATAAATGGCAAACAAACACATAGAGCGGCTGTAGAAACATTGGTAACTACTAATATGGTTACACTTGCAGGTGAATACAAAAGTGATAAGTTTGATAAAGATGAAATTGAAGACATTGTAAGAGCAGTTGTACAAGATATTGGTTATGAACAAGATGGCTTCCATTGGGAAAAATTAAAAGTATATAATGAACTACACGGGCAATCCCCGGATATTGCATTAGGTACAGATGAGTTTGGTGCAGGTGATCAAGGACTAATGTTTGGATATGCCTGTAATGAAACTCCTAATTATATGCCAAGTGCTATTCATTACAGTCACAAAATTCTAAAAAGGCTTCAAGTTGAAAGAGAAGGTGGCGAGGATTGGATTGGACCAGATAGTAAAGCACAGGTAACAATGGCATATGACAATGTAAATACTCCAACAGGTATTACAAAAATTGTATGCAGTACGCAACATAGTGATGATATAAGCATCGAAATAGTACGTGATAAAATTGAGCAAATTATTAGAGATGAAATTACAGATCAAGATTTAAGTAATACAGAATTCTTAATCAATCCAACTGGTAGATTTGTTATCGGTGGACCAGATGGAGATACTGGACTTACTGGAAGAAAAATTATCGTTGATACTTATGGCGGTTATGCTCCACATGGAGGTGGTGCTTTTTCAGGTAAAGACTGTACTAAAGTTGACAGAAGTGCGGCCTACATGGCACGTTACTTGGCAAAGAATATTGTAGCAAGTGGTAAGGCAAATAATGCCACAGTACAATTAAGTTATGCAATTGGTGTAGTAGAGCCAACTAGTTTGTATGTGTATGCAGACGGACAAGTAAGAACAGACTTAGTAGATTGGATTACAGAAAATGTTGATCTAACACCAAAAGGTATTATTGATAAATTTAATTTGTTTAGTTTAGATTTAACTACAACCACATTATATGGGCACTTCGGAAAAGACAATCTTCCGTGGGAACAAATTGATTTATTTTAATGAAAGAATTTTGGCAAGACCTAAAACAAGCAATTAGGACAGTACCTGACTTTCCTATACCTGGAATACAATTTAGAGACATCACAAGCCTCATAGAAAATCCATTAGCATTTAACAAAGCACTAGTAGACTTAACAACCTTATCTTTTAAAGCAACAAAAATAGTTGGTATAGAAAGTAGAGGTTTTGTGTTCGGTGCCCCAATTGCCAGAGACTTAGACTTACCTTTTATCATGGCAAGAAAGCCAGGTAAATTACCCAACGAAACATACAAAAAAGATTTTGATTTAGAATACGGCAGTACCAGTTTAGAAATTCAAAAAAATACAGAGTTTGTAGAAACTGATAAAGTTGTTATCATGGACGACTTAATAGCAACAGGCGGTACAGCAATAGCATGTGCTGATTTAATACATGAAAATTTTAATGTGCCAAAAGAAAATATCACAGTACTGGCAGTAATAGACTTGACAGACTTAGGTGGATTTGCTAAAATAACTGAACAAGGATACAACGCCGGGGCCCTTATAGAATATGAAGGAGAATAAATGGCAAGACCACAACAACAACAAAAGCCAGTAGATAAAAAACTGGAAGAACTTAAAAAGAAACAAGCACGGGATAGACGCAATGGCTAAAAAGCCTCTGCTACAAATTAAAGATATAATGGCGGCAGTAGATCGCAAAGACTACAACTACTATACTAATCTTACAGACGAACAACGCAAAAGTTTAAACTTGTGGATGACTCAGCGATATGCTAGTAGTGTACAAGGTAAATTTGCAGGTCACTATCTAGTAATGATAAATGAATTTATGAATACTAACTGGAGTGATGTAAGTAAGCATCCAGAACTGCAATGGAAGTTGATGTGTTTAGCAGGAGTGGGCAAAAGCCAATTTCACCCTTTTGTAAAAGTGCCTAAAGCAAAACGTAAAAAAGATAAAGTTGAAGAACTAATTAGAGAAATATTTCCGTTAGCAAAGAGCGATGAAGTAGAGTTATTGCTAAGTATTAACACTAAAGAAGATTTAAAAGTATTAGCAGAAATCAATGGTATCGATGACAAAGAAATAAAGGAAATATTTAAGTGAGTTTAACTTGCACATATTGTAAAAAGACATTTATGAGTGAAAGAACTCTAAGTGCTCATATGTGCCCACAAAAAAGAAGGCACACAGATAAAGATTTAACTCATGTAAGATTAGCATTCAGAACTTATCAAAAATTTTATGAAATAAACATGCATAATGCAAAGACAAAAACGTATGATGAATTTGCTGAAAGCAAATACTACACAGGTTTTGTAAAGTTTGGTAGAAAAATGGTTAAAGAAGATTTACTAGAGCCAAACAATTATGCAGAATGGCTAATTAGAGAAAGTGTTAAATTAGCAGACTGGACAAAAGATGCTACATATGACGTTTACTTAAAAGAATTGATTAAAAAAGAACCTGCACAACGAGGCATAGAAAGAAGTGTTAAATGTATGCAGGCATGGGGAGAAGAGAAAAGTGAAGACTGGGCAGATTACTTTAGAAAAGTAGCACCGCAACTAGCAGTCTATCACATAAGGGGTGGTAAAATTTCTCCATGGTTTTTATTCCTAAGCGAAAGCGGACAAGAACTATGGGGAAAGTTTAACAGTGAACAAGTTGAACTTATAAAAGATATTGCTGATCCAGGATTTTGGAAAAGAATATTTTTAAAAAACACAGAAGAAGTTAATCTAGTACAAGACATAGCGGAGGCGTCAGGATTATGAACGTAAAAATAGTAAGTCACAGCCAAGCACCATATAATGATGCTTTGCACAAACATTCAGCATTAGACTTAATAGCCTATTGCGCCAGGGTGAGTAACCCAAACAATCAAAATAATATAGAAACAAATGAAAAACTTGTGAAGTATTTGATGAAACACAAACATTGGTCACCACTTGAAATGGTGTCAGCATGTTTGGAGATTGAAACAACCAGAGACATTGCACGTCAAATACTAAGGCACAGAAGTTTTAGTTTCCAAGAGTTTAGTCAACGTTATGCTGACCCTACACAGGATCTAAGTTTTGAAATCCGTGAGGCTAGATTACAAGATCTTAAAAATAGACAGAACAGTATTAAAACAGATAACGAAGAGTTAGAGTTGGAATGGAGACAAAAACAAGAGGATCTAATTAGACAAGCAACAGACACATATACTTGGGCAATAGAAAACGGTATTGCTAAAGAACAAGCAAGAGCAGTATTACCAGAAGGTAATACAATGAGCAGAATGTATGTTAACGGTACGTTGCGTAGTTGGATTCACTACATTGAATTACGTGGTGCAAATGGTACACAGCAAGAGCACATTGACATTGCTCATGCAGTAGCAGATGTTATAGCAAACATATTTCCACTTGCAGAAGAATTTAAAGGTAAAGAGATATGAAAAAACGAGAAGAAATGTTAGTAATCACAATGGAGGAATGTGCAGAACTTATTCAGGCATGTAGCAAAATGATAAGATTTGATGAACCGTGTGATTATAAACAATTACAAGATGAGATCGGCGATGTCATGTGTATGATAGATATACTCAAAAATGGCGGCCTTGTTACTGATGAACAAATACAAAAACGTATGGCAGTTAAAAAAGAAAAACTAATGAAGTGGAGTTTATTGTTCAGTGAAGATTGATTTTGATGTAGACATTGATATGGCGAACAGAGATGACTTTTTAAAGTTAGTTAACCATACGCCTGCAAGTATTGAAAAGGATGGTAAATTTACCAAACACAATACTGGTGTCTACTTTCAAAACATTCCTAAGTTTCCATTAGAAGGCTACAGCACAATAGATCACAAACAAGCAGAAGATGAAGGTTGGTTTAAAGTAGACTATCTTAACAACAGTGTGTATTCTGATATTGTAGACGAGGCACATCTTAATAAACTACTTGCAATGACACCAATATGGGAGTTACTAGAACACAGTGAAGTAGTATCAAAATTGTATCATGTAAGTAACTATCTATC